GCGATGCAACCGACGTGACCGCCCCGACGACAGTGAGAACACCGCCCGAGATCGAGCCGTTGACGACCGAGCTGACGGCCGCAGCCGTCCATGTGGGCGCGACGTAGCCCGAGATGTCCGAAGTGCTCAGCGTCACCGCGCCAGAGCGGCCTGCTACCGTCTGCACAGGGGCTGCGGCAGCGGCATAGGCAGTCAGTCCCGCAATGTCCCCGGTGCCGATGACGACGGCACCAGAGCGGCCTGCTACCGTCTGCACGGGGGCTGCCGCTGCCGCGTAGGCAGTCAGTCCCGCAATGTCTCCCGTCCCGACAACGACGGCGCCGGTGCGGCCTGCCACGCTCGACACAGCGCCGGTCACAGTCAGCACGCCGCCGGACACCGAGCCGCCGGTGATCGACGAGACAGCGCCCGCGGTCCATTGCTGACTGGTTAGGAAGCCGCTGGTCGCTGTGGTCCAGTCGGTAAGGTCAGTGTGAGCGAGCGTCACAGCGCCGGTGCGAGTGGCGACAGATGTGACCGCCCCCACGACAGTCAGCACGCCGCCGCTCACAGAGCCGCCAGCGATGCTGCTCACCGCCCCGGCAGTCCACTGTTGACTGGTCAGGAAGCTGCTGGTGGCAGTTGCCCAATCCGTCAGATCCGAATGAGTCAGCGTCACGGTGCCGGTGCGGCCGGCGACGGTCTGCACTGGCGCAGCAGTTGCGGCCCCGGCAGCGGTCACATACCCCGAGGGGTTGGTCGCGTTGTAGGGCGTGAAGCCGAGATTGGAGACGGCAACCCCGGCGGCGAGCGCCGCAGCCGGAAGCTGCTCGTAAGTGATCTGCCCGGTGCTGGTGACGACGGGGACGGTGTTGGTCGACGGCGATGCCGGATAGGCAACACCGTTCACTTTCACGGTCGTCGTGACGGTGCTGCCCGCAGGGCGTGTGGTGTCGCCCGTAAGTGCGCGCATTTGCGCAGCCAACAGCAGCGAACTGGAATCGAGGGTCGCGACACCGAGGGCGGCAGCGAGCAGGCTCGACTGCACAGCACCCACGATGCGACTATCATTGCCCGCCGCAACGGTGCCGGAGGTGGTGCCGACGCTGAGCGATGCAGCCCCACCAAGAGAGGGCGTGCCCGTCAGGCTGCTATAGGCACCGCTGGTCGCAACCGATGCGAGACCTGAGATGTCGGTAGCCGACAGCACGACAGCGCCAACGCGCCCGGCCACTGAGGTGACGGACGAGCCGGAAACCCCCGCGAGAGCGAGAGCCACAACGTCGGAAATGGTGACATAGCCTGGCTGAGTGCCATCATCGGCAAGCAGCGTGACGCCGACGACCGGCGTCAGATGCGTCATGCCAGCCGGAAAGGCGAGCTTGGCGGTCATGACGCTGGGCCGATTACATCAGAGCGGCGGTGATGCTCGCGGCAGTGCCGCCCGAGACCACGCAGCGCATCTTGACTGCATTGATGGTGACCGTCAGCACGGTCGCAGTGGAGGTAGAAGCGCCCGGCACGTTGACGTAATTCACGCCATCGTAGGACGCCTGCAATTGGACGGTCGCGCCGCCAAAAGTGCCGAAGATGTAGAGCGAGAAGATCGCCGGATGCAGGAAGTCGATGTGCGGAACATCGATCGCCTGAGTGGTCCCGTTGGTGTTGTAGGCAGCCATCAAAATCAACGGAAACATCGCGAACTCCTAAGATCGGAAGGCAAGCTGGGCGCTGACCAGTAAGTCAGCGCCCACTTAGTCTTAGATGTTGGTGATGCCCTGGAGACGAGCCAGCGAGCGGTTGGACTTCAGCACCAGACCGCAATACCACTTCACGCGGATGCGGTTGGCGTCCTTGTTCTGCACGGTGCCGATGTCTTCGACAACCATGCCGGCGTTGTCGCCGCCATAGATCGCGTGCAGGCCATCAGCCTCGTTGAAGCGCGCGGCGTAGATCGAGCACGTCGCGTTGTTGGAGCCCTGGGTTTCGGCCGCCGACAGGAAATCGTTCAGCAGGATCGGCACGCCATCGAACGCCGGCACCGGCTGGCCGAAGTTCGGCAGCTCGATCATGTCGGCACGGGTGCCGCCAGCCGCACGCAGCAGCTGCTTGATCGCGCGCCAGGTGCCACGGCGCATCACGAACGCATCCGGGCCAAGGATCACGGCATCCTTCAGCTGATCGAGCATGGAGAGCGTCACGCTCGCGCCGTTGGTTGCGGCCTGAATGGTGTAGTTCGGGTCAACGCGGTTCTGGATGCCGTCGAAGATGGCCGGATTGATGGTCGAATCGCCCGAGGCCAACGCCTGATGGAACGCATAGGCGATCGCCTTCGCCTTGGAGGCAATCTGGATCGCCACCTGGTCGTTGCTGTCGCTCATGGTCGAGGACAGGAACTTATCCACATCGACGTCGCCGACCAGGATGCGCAGCGTCTCGGTCAGCTGCGTCACGTCCGACGAGGTTTCGTTGGTGTAGGAGTTCGGCGTCAGCCAGTCGCAGCCCGACAGTGAGTTTTCACGGTCGTAGACATACGCCTTGCCTTCGACGCGCGTGAAGGGAAGCATGGCGAACATATCGTCGCGCTGAATGATCGTCTCGATCACTCCACGCTCCAGCATGTTTTGGCTCAGAAGCTGAGCAGTCGAAAGCAGCAGCGGCATGGTGGGGTTCCTCTCCGTAGCGGCGTGCCGCCGCAATCAGTAAGCGCTGACAGATAGTATGCGCTGAACGCATAGCTGACCGCAACACAAAAGTAGGCGCTGACTAACCTGCCAGCGCCTACAATGACCGATTTTGGAGATTTCGCCCGAAGGCGAAGCGTTACGCCTTGGCGCGCGCCTTCAAAGCAGAGGCAATACGCGAAGTGCCGAACAAATCCGGGGCTTTGTTCTCGGTGGCACCATTGCCCGGCGGCAGGTTGGCCCTGTTGCCGACGCCCGAGCCATTCTGACGCTTGGAGCGCAGCAGCGAGTCCCGATCCGGGTCTTTCTCGACAATGCGCTTCATCGCCTCGTCGAACGGCAGCGCGCGCCCAGAGCCATCGATCAGCGCCATGCGACTGAAGTCGCCGCGCGGCGCATCGAACGGCACCACCTTGCCATCGACCACATCGAAGTGGTCGCCATACAGGCGGCGCGCTTTGTCGCCGGTGAGCACGGTATCCTCGACCACGAACTTGGAGCCGCGGAACGCGGAGCCGACCGTCAGGTCGTTGATCTGCGCGTTGGCGGCAGCGACAGCGCTTTCCTTTTCGACAATCAGCTTGCGAATGTTGTCGGTCTCGCGCTTGTGCTCGTCGGCCATGCGCTCCTTCAGCTTGTCGAAATCGCCGGCGCGGCGCAGCGCGTCTTCCTCGGCGGTCTTGCGTTCGGCCAACAGGGCCTTGACCGCATCCGGGTCGATACCGTCGAACTTGGTCGCAATCGCCAGACGCTCTTTTTCGGCGGCAGCGAGCTTGGCCTTGAGGGTCATCACTTCGCGAAGCATCTTGGCTTCGGCGTCGGACGGGGTGTTTTTGGCGGCAGCGGCCGCAGCAGCTGCGGCGGCGGCGGCAGCGGCATCATCGCCCGCGCCACCACCATTGCCATCATCGGCCTCGAAGACCGGCAGATAGGAGCGTCGCAGGCCAAAGCCCTCGGCGCCAAAATTCAACATCGGAATGAACATCTTAGTCTCCTCGCCCACGGTCACTCGGGGCGTTTTGGTTTTGCACAGTCACTCGTGCGTTGCTTGCGGCAGTCTCTCGCCGCGTTGCGGGATCGGTTTAGGGTTGCAGGCTAGCGACGAGACCTATTTCCCAGGATTTTGCCCCTGGGTTTTCGGCTTGGTAGCACCCGGTGCGGGACCGCCGATCGGCTTCTTCACCGAGCCGGTTACGGCACCGAGTTTTGCGGTTGCGCTGATGCTAGCCATCGCCGCCGCGGTCTCCAACGGGTCGGCAGGCCAGTCTTTCATGTCGGCCGCGATCTGCTTCTTGAGAGCGATCGCAAGGCGCGGGAACAACTTTTCGACAATCACGTCCATCTGCTGACGACGCAGCGAGGGCGGAGCTTCGAGCAGCGCCAGGCTTTCGGCGATCTCGAACTCATCCGGCAGACCGCGGACATCGTAGCTGTCCGGGTATTTGATCAGATTGTCGATCTCATCGCCCGCCGCGGTGCCGGTGTTGCCAGCGTTCTCATCGTCGGTCTCGCCGGCCCACAGCATCACGAAATGCGCAATGCGTTCCTCGGCGCTTTGCAGCATGGCGGACTTGGCGCAGAGCAGCGCATTCATGCGATCGAAATCATAAGCCTTGGCGACGCCTGAGCTGTTGTCGATGCCCATGGAGTTGTCTTGCTTGGTCCGCTCGCCGGCCATGCCGACCGAGTGGTAGATTTCGCCAATGATGGTCTTGATGGTCGAGATGATCAGCCCTGCCTGAGCGGCATCGGGGCTGATGTATGTGGGCGTTGCCCCACCTTCGCCGTCGTAGAGGAAGATGCGCTTGGTGCCCATCTCCAGCATCTTGCTGTAGGCTTCCTCGCCCGGCATCAGGTTCTGTGCGGGCATCGCCAGCTGCGAGAACGTCTGATCCTGAATGATGGCGTCCAGGTTGGACAGGTAGTTGGCCACCGCGCGGTCGAGGTAGGCGATCTCATCGATCAAGCCCGGCGGGGCATAGTGCTCGTGGTTTTCGACGTGATCCGACGGAAATACCGGCACTTGGCCGATCTGATTCGGGCCGCGGTCGATCAGCGCGATTTCGCGCGGGTTGGCTTCCCTCGCCAGCACCTGCGACTGAATGCTGGCCACGCCGTTGACGAGCGCCTGGTTGTAGATCGCCTGGTTGATTGGATCAACCACCACGCTGGCGATCGGCGTCGCTGCTGCGCCGGCCGTGGTTTTGTAGCGCTCCTCCAGCAAGATCCATTCTTCGCGGGTCCACAGCATGTAGCGCGTGCGAACATGGCCCGAGCTGTTGACTGGATCAGAATCGTCACGCCATTTGACGCGATACAAAATCCACAGCAGCTTGCCCCACTCATCGCGGGCGAAATCCAGCACATCCTGCTGCTTGATCAGGTAGGCGTAGATGCGCTGCTGGCTGTTCTTCTCGTCGGCCACGCTGATCGGGACAGCGCCCTCAACCTTGCTGTCGATCGCTACCCACACGCGACCGTTGACCGAGCTCATGTCGGCGATCTGCTTCATCAGCGCGTCGATTGGATCGCCATCGAGCGTGGCGTGCTTCCAGAAATCGAGCAGCACCTTGGGGGTGTCGTCGAAATTGCGGATCACACCCTGCTTGAAAATGTATTTCGACACCAGGGAGACGACTTCCTTGGTGTGATTGAAGCGATATGCCCGCCCAAGCCGGTCGGCATATTCGCGCGTGCCTTCCTTGAGGTAGGCGTGAATGTTCCAGGCAAACCAGCTGCGGCCGCCCTCGAAGGTCGATTCACAGAACGTCCAATGCGGCAGGTGGCCGATGAACGCCGGGTGACGGCGGTCAACGAACGCGCACATCTTCTGATCGTCAGCCAGCGGGAGGACAATGGTCATGGTTGCTCTAGGATAAGTCAGCGGTGACGGAAAGGCAAGCTACAAGGAGAGGCCGGCCGGGGTGAACTTCCGGCGCGGGAAGATGATTTCGATCGGGTAGCCGAGAGCGTCGGTGATGTGCTCGACGCCGGCGGTCTTGTCGATCTCGTAGGTGCCCTTCTTGTGCATCGTCTGTTCGAGGCTCATCACCAGGTTGCGGCAACTGTCATTGATCCGCAGCTTGATGGTGCCGTCGGCGTTGCGCAGCATCTTGTTGACCGCGTTGATACGGTCGGCCTGCGGCGGGTGCTTCTTGCGATAGCGAATGCGCTTGAAACCGCGCTCACGCAGAATGTCCAGATCGCTTTCGCCACGCCCCGTCTGGCGGTTGTTGCCGGCCGGATCGGGATACAGCGTGATTTGACCGATGTGACGCCAGTAGCGGCGCTCTATCTCGTCGCAGACCGCCACGGTGTTGGAGCTGTGCAGGTAGATTTCGTCCACCGCCCACACCTCACCATTAGGTTGCGGCTGCAAGATCACCGAGCTCATCGGATCGATGTTGAAGTCCTGCCCGATCCAGATCGGCAATTTTGGATTGAACGGGTGCTTGCCGACATGCTCGTTGCGGTCGAACTGGTAGTAGGCCCGCCCCGACATGCTCTCGAAGGTGGCCTCGAACTCCTGGCGAAAGCTGCGCTCATCCATGTCGGCCCGGGCGGCCGCAATTTCGGATAGCGGGATGAACGGGCTGGTGATGGTCGGGAACTGCCACGATTTCCAGATGCCGGCGTCCACTGCCGCCTGTTGCTGGCCCTTCTGGTATAGCTCGTAGAGGAAGCTGAACGCCTTCGGGGTGCCGCAGAACACCGCCTTGCCGCGCGTGGAGGCAAGCGTCGGGCGCAGCACGACCTTCCAGACCGACGGCTTGACGTCCTGCACCTCGTCGATGACGAGGAAGTTGATGCCCACGCCGCGCAGGGTGTCAGGCTTGTCGGCGCCGCGCAGACAGATACGGCTGCCATTGATCAAGGTGATTTCGAGCGCGGTTTCGTTGGACTTGACGATGTAGGATTTGGGGATGGTCTCCAGGAGATCCACCCACATGATCTGCTTGGCCATGCGATAGGTCGGCGCCACATACCACACCAGCTGGCGGGGTTTCTTGGCGGCGCGCAGCAGTTCGGCCTTGGCGTATTGGGTCTTGCCCCAACGCCGGCCCGAGACCACCACCTTGAAACGGCTCTTGTGGCGAAAGCACTGCATTTGCTTGGCGTGCAGCGCCATGCCGGTCATCACTGCCATGACCGGCTATTCCTCCAGCACGTCGTCGGGCGGCTCTTCGATGTCGGCCAGCAGATCGGGATCGATGGCGGTGCCGCCATCCTCTTCTTCCTGACGATTGCGCATCACGTTGACCTCTTCGTCGGTGAGGTCGCGGATCGGCAGCTCCGGCAGAGCGGCATCACTGTCGGCGTTTTCACGATCCAGGCCGAGAATACGCCATTTGTTCTCGGTGCCGTTCTTGACGCCATCCATGGCGATCTTCAGCGCCTTGATGTCATCGAGCCTGGTGCCGATGCCGATGGCTTTCTTTTGCGCATCGACAATCGTGCTGATTATTTGTTGCTGAAGAAATTCTGTGAACCGATAATCTTTGTCTTTGGTTTCACGAATTTTGCGCAGTAATTCGGCTTTATGCTTATCCGCTTCTTCCATCGCCAAGCGAGATGCGACGGCGGTCACGTTGACACCGCGCTTCTTCAGCCCGCGATAGATCACGCTGTCATCGACGCTGTAGGTTTTCGCCACGTCGGCGACCTTCACGCCGGACTGCGCGAGGTTGACAATCTCTAACCATTCCTTCGGGAACAGTTTTCGGGTCCGAGCGTCGGGAACGCCTGGCAGCTTGACTGCCTTCGGGGTTGCAGGCGTAGACATTTGATATGACCGCAGAAGATACCTGACGATGTTAACATAGTCAGCGGTGACTGACAATGGTTAAACCCGCAGGGTCAGGGCTGCGGATTTTCCACCTGGGGTGTGCTCGGCCTGAGATCGTTGCAAATGAAGATCGTTGGCCTAAATGTTCTTAATGTTCTTAGGAGTCTTATATAAGCTCTTACTTACTTTCTTACTATCTCTTACGTATAGGGAAAATTCAGCTTTCAAGACCCCTCGGAAAATAAATTTGCCGGCGCTCAAAAGCTCATCAGACCCACGGCAGTTGGCTCTAGCACCATGCGTCGTCGCCCTCGCCGCGTCAGGTAGACGCGCACCAAAACGCCACGATCTTCCAAGATGCGTAACGAACATTGGGTCGCCTGTTTGGTGGTGCCGGCTCCCAAGGCGGAAATGAGCTGATCGATATCCAGGCGGCTATGGGCGGCCGCCGCTGGAATGACCAGCGCCATGATTTCTCGCTGGCGGCGAGTCCAGCCGCTCATTTCCGACGTTGTGCCGGGCTAGCGCTGCGCATATAATACATCAGCGCTCACTTCCCGGCTTCCAGGTATCCCACATGATCAGCGTCCTTCATGCCGCCCTCCCTCTCCTGATGTTCGCGGGCCTAATCGTCGGTTTTGGCTGTGACTTCGAGCTTCTTCGCCGCTGGCACAGCGCGGGTAGCTCGGCGCTTATCATGCTCTTCACGCTCGTGGTTCTTCGCGGCGGTGATATGAGCTGGCTCATGCCAATCACGCGCGACGATATCACCTTGCAGGTCGCTCCAACATGGGAGGGCAGCGACCAACCCCTGTCGCAGCGGTTCGGACGGGTTCTGAAGATCGAAGGCCACGAGTGGCAGTTTGTCCGGGAGACTCATCCCGGCGTCGGGGTTGCGGTAGAAACCGTATAGCGGGCTCGAAAAGCACAGCCCTTGAATTTTGCCGATGGCGCGACGCATCGGCCAGCGATCCACCACCCCTTCTGACGTGTGCCGCCGAGAGCCGGTTTTCTCCAACGGCGAGTGGTCGTAGTAGAAGTCCTTCAGTTCCTGCTCAACGCGCGTCTGCAACGCCGGCGACATGGCGTTGAACTCCTCCATCAGCGCTTCCTGATCCGCCGGGTGCGAGGCGAACCAACGCCTCATAAATTTGATGCCGGTGTCGTAGTGAATGGATCGGATCGGCCGCACCATCTGGAAACCGGCACGCTGAGCGAACGGGTTGTATTTGCTCATCGAGCTCTGGATTTCGATGAAGCGATAGCCGTGCATCCGAGACGCCAAATTGGCGAAGCGATAAGCCACCCCCGCCGAACGAAACATCGTGTCCACGACGAAGCGCCCGATGGTGCGGAAGTTGTCGTTGATGTAGGCGTAGCGATGGATGTTGCTGATCTGGCTATCCTGTCCCGGTTTGAGCTTCGGGAACACGGCATGACGCTCCTTCAGCAGAGGCCGGGACACACCCATCACGCAGACCCCGATGGTGTCGTCGCGAAAGCGCAGACGCCAGAAGTTTGCGCCCACCGGCAGGCTGTGGAGCTTGTAGTGCAGCGGGC